CGGTCTCCGGGCCGAAGACCTGGAGATGCTCCAGGAGCTGGCCCTGCTTGGCCAGATCCGAAGACCTACCAAGGGCCTCAAGACCAGTGGTGATCTTCAGGCGAACGGAATCCTTGGGCAGCTTGGGGAGCAGCTTGCGTTGCTGCATCCGCTGCATCAGGACCCGCACCAGGGGGAGCTGGAACTCCAGGGACAGGACCGAGTAGACACCACCCAGGGCATCCTCAAGCTCGCGGGCCATGTACCGGATCTCCTCCGCTGTGACCCGCTCGCCGTTACGTTGGATCGAGCTGTTCAGCAGGAAGGCATACCCGAGCTGCTCCTTGAGGTCGTTGATGGTGTCCTTGGCAACCCGGAAGTCGTTGAACTTGTTTGCCTGGAAAGCGGTGACATCGGTCTCAACCCCAGGGATGACCCCAGTGTTAGGAGCCTTAACGAGGTCCTCCTTACGGGTAACCCCATTGGGATTCACCAGGACCACCATCTTGGCAGCCGCAGCGGAGCCCTCAACGATAGCCTGGGTGAGGGCCTCAAGGCTCCTCAGGTCCCCAAGGTACTCCTCGATGTAGCCTCTGCCGTAGTCCTCACCGTCAATCGAGGTGAACCGCAGGGGAATCCAGGGCATGACATCCTCGGGGAATGTCCCATAGACATCCACCAGGGGCTTGTTGTTCAGCTCTTGCTGGATCTCATACTGGGCCAGGACATTGTCCCACTTGACGCTGGTGTACAACTTCAGGGTCTTCTGCTTGTACTGGCCATTGGAGTCGGTCTCCACTTCGGCCTGAAAGAGAACAGCAGGATCAAGGGACTGAGGGGAGACTTCCTCCTCGATGATGATCTCCAGGACCTTCCCATTGGGGGAACGCTTGACCACATACTGGTTCAGCTTGTAGATCCTCATGCCGCCCTCAGGCTGCAAGTACAACAGTACATTGCCGGCAACCAGTAGCTGCTTCATGCCCTCAAAGGCACGCACCCGGATGTTGGAAGATTCGATCTCTTCCTTGATGCGGACCTCAAGACGGCTAAGGGTGTCCTCGACCTCGGTCTTGAGGTCACCAGCTTGGTCTTTGTTCTGGGTGTTCTTCTCGTACTCGGAACCAGGGAGTGTCAGTCGGAAGAAGGGACTATTGGGAGGGAACAGCGCAAGCAGGAGTTTGGACGCAAGGTTGTTGAGCCCTCGGGCTCCCAGACCTTGGAAGGGGGTGGGGTACTTGGTGCTGTTGGTTGCCCCGCTGGGGGGCACCAGGGTTGGAATGGTCACCTTGGCGGCATCACGGGCCCTAGTTAGGTAGGACTCCCGGTCAGCCGCCAGCTTGGCGTAGCGGGCTCGGACAGGTCCGTATTGTTCCATTACAGGGCCCTCGTTAGTAAGACACTATGCTTCTTCCAGCCAAGGGCCTTAGCGACTGAGCGTTCCCATCCGGGACGGCCCACCAGCTCCAGGTAGTCAGCACCCAGAGTGCGGGCACCCTCTTCCAGAAAGGCGTTCACTGGTTCAGCCCACTGGTCAATGGTATTGGGATCAGCTCCAGCAAAGACCACCTTCAGGGATGTCTTAAGGGAGTACTTGCACAGCTCGACCACAAACGCTGCCAACAGCGAGTCACAGTCCTCAGGGACCACAACGACCAGCTTGTAGACCCCAGCCTCGATCAACAGGCGGATGTCCTTAAGGTCGGTCTCACCCATGGTATGTTCAAAGGCCCTCTCCAGCAGCCAACTGGCTTCTGGCCAGAACACATCGAGGTCCTCAGGACCCACAAGGAAGACCATGGGGGGTGTCATACAGCGTTGGCTCCGGTCTTGCGTCTGGCCAACAGAGAGGCCATCCCAGCGTTCTGGAATGTTGGGTCATTCAGGCCCGCCTTCTTCGATGGGTTGCCGGCCTCCCAGAAATAGGGCTCCCGGTCTTCGCCGTTGTTGATCGCCGCCTTACCACCAAGGCGGGTGCCACGCTTTCCAAGAAGGTACTTCTCGACCTCACTAAGGCTATCACCACCGCCACTACCACCACTGCCACCACTCGGGGGAGGGGTCCCCCAGGCGAACTTCTTGGCGTAGTCCCTGTAGGCACCGATGTTGCCACCCTGGCCCCTGAACGCGCGGAACCCCAGGGTGCCCCTGAGGGCTGCCCGACGCTCACGGTCGAATGACATACCCCGAAGGCCCTGGAGGCGCATCATGCGCTCCATTGCCTTGTTCTCGGCGTTTATGGCTTTCTGATCTTCCCACTGTGCCTGCTGCTGGGAACGCGCAGCGGCTGCATCACGCTCCGCTTGCTCCCTAGCCTTCTTTGCGTCTTTGCTACTTGATCCACCAGCCACAGGCATGGTCCTCCATTCAAGAATCGAGAATGTTACCCTCCTCTTCATCTCTCTTGAGGAGGACCTTGAGTGTATCTATCAACTCTCTCTTGCCTTTGTAGACCCATATCTCCCTGTCAAGGTCACTTATGGAAGGACACTTGGGGGGATACAACTTGTCTAACAAGTCGATCAAGTCTGAAGTGTAGATTGGTAAAGAGTCCATAGTATGGTTATCTCTTATTGGGAAGAACCTTGGGGGCTCCATTGGAGCCCCCTGTTCCTCCTAGAGTGAGGGAAAATCACCTGACGGGGCAAACGCCCATGGAACACTCTTCGGACTGGACCTCCTCGAAGCTGTTGGCCCGGTCGATGTCCACCTCTACCAGGGTCCTCACATAGGCCTCATAGGCCTCCTGTGTGACTGCCTCCTGTGGGAGGTAGGGGTACCCCAGGTCCGCAGCGGTCTTTGTAGGATCGTTACGGAGCAACCAACTGACGCCGACATAGTGGTCCCAGTTGTTATACAACCACTCGGTGATGGCCGGGATCTCAGAGGGATCATATGAGACAGTGATGGAGCAGTTGTGGTCAACGTAGTTACCCATCAGCAGCTTGTATCGATTCAACTGTGATACAGCGGACTCCTTGTTGACCTGTAGTACAACATCCCTGCCGTCCCGCGTTACTACAACTTCATCGAACTCGACGTTCTCATAGGCCACCGGCAGTGTCACCAGGACCCCGGTGTCATCCAGGGGATGCTCCATGACCCGGTACCCGGCAGCCCGCAGGAGGGGCACCAACTTGTCATGCTTGGAGAACATGACGTTGTTGAAGATGTACTTGGCCATGGGCTTATGGACCCCCTCGGTGGTGTCCATGATCTTGCTCAGGGTCCCGGAGGGCTTCACCGTAGTGATGGCTTTCGAGCGGGGAAGACCCAGCTCATCGGCCATGGAGTTGGCCCCCTTCTGGGCCCAGTACCGGAGGTCCTCCCAGGCGGCGGGGGTCTCGGCCTCTTCCCACTGGACGATCCCAGTGACCCCCACGCCGCACAGCCTCAGGAACTGGTTCAGCTCATGCCAGCTCGACTGGAGGACCCCGTCCCGGAGGTCCACACAGGTCTGCCTGTAGTTCATCCTGCCGGCCAAGTAGTGGGCCCGGTGGAGTCCCAACAGGTCCCCGTTGAAGGCCGCTAGGTTGGTCTCTGTCAGGTTACAGAACGACTTCGCTCCAAGGAGTATCTCGGCACAGGGATTAACGCCCCTGAACCAAGGAGCCCGCTTCAGGGCAGCATCGGCGTTGATGAAGCCGGGCTCCGAGCCTCCCTGTTCCAGCATCAGGTCGAACAGCCCCCTGAGTTCCATCTTCGAGGGCTTCTCCCAGAACAGCAGGGAGTTGTTCGACTGGGCCCGCTGGGGGTTGCCCGACTCCCAGAACTTGAACTTGGCCCTGGCGAACTCCTCCCACTGGCAGTGCCCATAGCTCAGGAGAGCAATCTCCGCGCTCCTGCGGGAACTCAGGATGGTGCCGAGCCAGTTCATCACATCGAGGATGTCGATGGCTGTCAGCAGCTTCCCAGCCCGCTCATTCAGCAGGTTGGCAATTGCTGTATAGGCCTTGGCAATCTGGTCGTCACCAGAGGAGATCCAACCGTAGCCAGTAAGGCGTTCCCCAGCGGGGCGTATAGCGCGGAAATCGAGTACAAGTTCACGGGCGGGATACTTTCCAGCCAGCAGCTTACCAATCGACTTGGCCCAGGCCTCGGCTGAGTCTCCAACCCGGATGGTCCACACCCTGTTGACTGCATCCCACTCCTCCACGTTCTGCTCATGGCCCCCCTTGGTGGTCCTGGAGGACCGCTCGATGGTGACCTTGGGGATGGCATGGGTGAATCCATTGAGGACCCCAGGGCGCGGATGGAAGCCCACACCGCAGCCCTGGAGCAGCAACCACAGCCCGTCCACCACATCATGGACTGTCTCGATCTCAACGAAGGAACAGTTGAACATCGAGGCCTCCCGGCGGCGGGAGACACCGGTCCCCCCAAGCCACAGGGTCCTGCCAGAGGCCAGCACCTTGCGCTCCATGAGTAGGTCCCGGAGTTCATCCAGTTCCAACTCCTGGTCCGCGTTCAAGCGGGCCCCCAGGGCCCGCTCCCACAGCCACCGCTGGTGCCCGATGACACGGTCAACCGTCTGGTCCCACCGCTCGAACACTTCACCGGTCTCGTCCAGGGGTCTGTTGTATGTCCTGCGAGTCAGGACCTGTGCGCGAAACGATGGGGTCTTCATCGGCTCATCACTCCGTTGAGGGGCTCGATGGACACCAGGGACACAGCGATAGCCAGCTTGTAGCCACGGAAGTCATCGAACACACACTGGTGAACCTGCTCCTGAGTGTCCCGAATGGCACCCATGAAGTCGTCCAGGAACTCATCCAGGGTGTCCACTGATTCCTCAACAGTCATCATGTCCAGGTTGCTCATTAGAAGTACCCCATAACCCCACCAAGGGGGACAAAGAAGATGCCGACAAGGCGAACCAGGAGTTCCCCCAGGCTGATGTAGTCATACCAGACTACGATGTAAACGATGTTCAGGACCCAGCCAACTGCCAGCCCAATGATCAGGGCAACGACTGCCAGGGCACCAAAGGCCTTCAGTGGGGCTGTCACTTGTAGTCCTCCAGCAGCATTTCGAGATAGTGGATGGCCTTACGGATGTCCTCGGCCCCGTTCTTGTACTTATGCCGGCAGATGTACTTGATGGCATTGGCCTCCCGCCAGGGCAGGTTGTTGGCCACGATGAACTCGGTGGGCTGGATGCTCATCATCCGGTAGTGGGCACCACCAATCTGCTTCTCCTTGACGGAGACCGGCTTCGCCCACTTCTCAACCTGCTCCACAGGAACCTCAACCCCAACATTAAGGGGCTGATAGTGTGGATAGGGCACACTGCTACTCAGGCAGTTGTCACAGACGGCAGGCAAGGGGCCCACCCCTATTTCGTAGTGCTTACACTGCAAACAGGGGACAACCGACTCATCCACCGCATAGCCACCATAAGGCGACTCATACTTGGCCTTTCCAACATCGTTCATTTCTTGTCCTCCCATTTGCCAGTCCACTCATTGGAGTCAAACATATCGAACCCAATGGGCCCACCGGTCGTCTTCGGGTTGAACTTCGGGTAGCCTTCCTCATCGAGACACTCGGAGCAGGTATCGGAAAGCCAATCCCCAGGCCTGTAGTGGATGCAGTTTGGACAGGGCTCGATCAACCCCATGTCGGCTGCCATACGCGGACCTCCTTACGTTTGAAGTCGTAGTCGCTGGCCCGCAGGATGCGAGCCACACGGGCATTCTGGAGGGCCTCGAACAGGCCCAGCCCTCGGGCCTTGAAGGCCTCCACGATCATCTCCCAGGCTGCCTGACGCCACTCCTTGGCCTCCTGGGCAATCGCTGAACACAGGATGCCCTTGGCCTTCACATGGCCTATCCCTGGGGCCCCTGGGTACCCATCGGTCGAGTCCCCAACGAGGGTCTGATACAGGTGCCAGTAGTCGGCCTCCTCCTCCTCGATGAGCCGGGGCTTCAGATCCTTGTCAGGATTGAACAGCCACCCAGGGACGGTCTTCATGTCCTTGTCGATGGACACAATGATCTTCTCCCCCTCGACCAGCTTGGGGTGGGTACTCAGGATGCCCATGACATCATCAGCCTCAAGGCCGGGCCTGATGTAGGTTCGATAGTTCTCCGTCAGATATGCCTTCAGACCAAACAACATCTCGGGCTTAGTGGTCCCAGCCCGGTTGGCCTTGTAGGTGGGCATGATGTTCTTGCGGAAGTTCTCAACGTCGGTCAGACAGACGATGACATCATCCGCATCCAGCTCAGACATCCACTCGCTGATCTGGTGGTTCATCCCCTTCACAGCCGAGTCCCAGTCAGTCTTCACTGAGACCACATCGGTGTCCCACTGGTAGACCTCTTGGTTCCCGGCTGCGTGCTGATAGGCCAGGATGTCCGAGTCAATCAAGAGGGTTCGCATAGAGCCTCCCATGAGTACCTCAGGTCTTCGGGGATGCAGGCCTTGATGGCCTCAGCGTACTCACGGGTCTCCTTCTGGGCGTGGGGGTCAGACCTCAGCTTGTACACACGGGCGAACGCAGCCAGGGAGCCGGTCCAGATCCACTCAGTAAACGTGCTCTGAGGCAGGATCATCCGGGCCATCTCAGGGGCCACCCCGGCGTCCAGGATGGTCTCATACAGGAACCGAGTGCGCTCGATGAAGTTCTCATACCGGAACTTCACCCAACCGTTGTCTGCCACTGGCTGGTCCAGTGAGCCCTGCTTCACGTTCTCAGCAGCCTCACGCCACATCTTCGGGAAGTAGAAGTCGGGCTCGGTGTCAACGTACCGGCGGGATACCTCGTTCCACACTAGGCCCACCTGATGCTTGCCCAGTTGGCGAGCCACAAAGATGGGAGCCTTGATGCGGAAGGTCAGCGAGGTGTGACCAAAGGGGGTCCAGTGGTTATGCTTGGCGAGATACTTGATGAGCTTCTGGTCCCGCTCACTCAGGCTGGGCACCCAGGCAATATCAGTATCACCATCACCAACCTGGACCAGCTTGACCTCATAGGCCGACTCCTTGTCGAACGACACACGGGCCGCATTGACAACGGTGAGGTCGGAGCCCATGTGCTGGACCAGCTCTACTTTGCCGTGATCTAGAACTTCACAGTACATTAGTGGGCTCCTTGGTTGAGTTATAGATCAGCTTCACTTCGATGCCGGGGGTGTCAAAGAAGCTGGTCCCGTAGACTTGCACATGATGTTCAAGGGTATGACAGTTGCGACACAACATGGCACACTTGTCGGCCTCCGCCATGGTGGCCGCGAGCTTCTTGTTGGACCACTTGGAGGTGCCCAGACCATGCTCCTTGCTCGAAGCATCAATGTGGTGGAAGTCGGTGGACCAGGGGACAAGATGTGTATCACACATCTCACACTTGCCACCCCGGTCCAAGATGTACTTCCACATATTGCGGGAGTTGGCGTCGCCACCGTTGCGTCGGACCTCTTTACAGTATTCGACCTTCTTCTCTCGATTCTTTTTGTAGTATTCTTTCTGACGGGCCCGGTCATACTCCGCTCTATTCTCAGTGCGTGTCTGCCCAACTGTCTCCAATGCTGTAACTCCCTGCTAGGGGACACCTGTAACCGTAGAAGTTACCGGCATCAGTGATTGCCTGCGCCGCCGCTTTGCCTATCTTTTCAGCCAGCTCCGGGCGACACTCCGTTTGTATCTCATCATGTACATTGACCACATATTCATAGTCAACGCCAGGAACAAGACCATCCCCCTTGAGGGACTCATCGAGTAACACAAGGGCCCGCTTCATCAGGACAGCACCATCACTCTGAAGCAGGGTGTTAGGTGCAGCGTGTTCAGCTCGGATGTGCAACTTGCGACCATCCAACCCACGGAGCCACCCTCGGCGAGCGGCAGCCTTGACTGCCTCAACGAACTGGTCGAGGGCCGGCAGCCGCCGCATCAGCTTGGCCCGGCCAGCCTTGCCCAGGGTCATCAGCTTGCGGTCGGTGACCTTGCCCAGCTCCTTACGCTGGTCCTTGGTCATGTCCTCAACGATCACACTCCCGAGCTTCAGGTCACCCGCCCCATAGATGAGCGCGTAGATGAAGGTCTTCGCGGAGTCCCGACTGTTGAGGCCCACTGCCCGCTGGTTGATGGTGTGAGCGTCTGTGCCATCCTCCTTGCGGCCCAGGACCACAGCCCTGGCGAACTCCCCGTTGTCCCACTTGGCCATCCTGTGGCCCAGGCAGCGAAGCTCCAGGCCATCGGCATCGCACCCCACCAGCTTCCAGCCGGGGCGGGGCTTGAACAGGGCCCGGCACTCCTTCCCGTAGGGTGAGTAGCCGGCAGGTACCTGCGCCATGTTGGGCCGCTGGTGGGCCATGCGCCCGGTCACGGTCCCGTCGATGATGACCTGACCGTGGATGACCCCGTTCTTCGAGGCCTTGAGCCACGCCTCCTTGCCCTCGGCTATCTGCCCCAGCCGCTTGGTCAGCAGTGCGTGTTCCACCAGCAGCTTCGCCGGCTCATACGGCAGCTTCTCCAGGACAGACTCATCGGTCTTCGGCTTGCCCTCCGGGGTGAACTCCTTGGGGACCCACCCGTACAACTTGGTGAGCCGATGGGCAATGTGATCCCCCGAGCAGGGGTTGAACTCCACCAGCTTCACCTTCGACAGCGGGGCCCCCTCGGCGTAGCCCTGCTTCTTGTTGTCCCGCTTGGGGACCATCGTGCGGGCCCCATCGGGCAGGTAGAACGCTCCGAAGTAACCCCTAAGGGAAACCTCTACCTCGGCCCGGCGACGGCTCAGACGGGCTACCAGGGCCTCAGCGGCTGCCTCATCAAAGTGGAAGCCGTTGTCCTGCTGCCGATTGATGATCTGCTGAACCCTCGTAGCAAGCTCGAAGCACTCAGGGGCGAACCCCTTGGACTGAATCTTGTCGTACAGCTTGGTGGTTACTCGAACGTCCTGTACGCAGTAGTCCTCCATCTCCTGGGACCACTGGGTCCAGGGGCCCTTGAAGTCCCCCTTGTAGTCCCCCAGGCGCCACCCCCAGGCCTCCAGGGAGTGACGCCCAATGAGCTGCTTGGGGAACTCAGGGGTCTTCTCGGCGAAGTGAAAGTCGAGGTCCTTGATGTGAGGCCAGACGATGCGGCAGGCATTCAGGGTATCGAACACTGACCCGGTGGGGTGCCACCAGGGGTACAGCTTCTGGATTGCTGGAATGTCATACCCGAGAATGTTGTGTCCTGCTATCTCATCCGAGTCCATCAGGACCTCAAGGCCCAGCCGTATTGGACTGTCGATGCCGAAGGATCTGTATCGCCAAGTCTCCTGAGACACAGTGTCATAGATAACAATGCAGTGGATCTCTGAGACCGTTGGCAACAGACCATCGGCCTCGATGTCAAATATCAGCATCTCCTATGACCTCATTGTTGATTACCCATTCAGGGACACCGGCATCCCGAAGAAGTTGACGCAGCCGCTCGATCTCGGCTTGCATCATGTCGCCAGCGGCGATACAGGATCGTCGTGCTTCGCGCCAATGTATGACTTGTTTTTGCAGCCGCTCTATCTCGTCAGCGAGAGCATGTCGCTCGGTTGGATTGAGCGGATCAGTTTGTAGCCGCAGTCTCTCCACAATGTCACTCATCGCCCAGTGCCTCCCGGACGCGCTTTACGTCTCTCGATACCATGTTTTGAGCCTTTTGATTTCAACCCTGAGCGGGTCAAAGTCGGTTCCTTCTATTCGTTGTTGGGCTGGGTTTTTCAAACGTAGAATTTCTTCGCGCAGCCGCTCGATCTCGGCCCCGTCGCGTTCGTGCGCCTTGTGGATATAGCCTTTCATGGCTTCGACTTGAGCGCGCAGTTGCTCGATCTCGTCAATGGCATCAGACGCCGCACGTTCAAGCTCAATCATGTTTCGTGCCGTCGCCAGCCTCTCCACGATGTCATTCATCGCCCAACGTCTCCCGGATGCGCTTGTACCAGCCGCTTTTCATTAGGACCGAAACCTGCGTCGCGTAGTGATCGCGCTCCGCATCAGCAGCCTCACGCAGTAACCTGCGCAGGCGCTCGATCTCGTCGGCGCCGTCTGTCAAGTCTCCGACGATCAATTCATCGAACCCATCAAGCTCGCCGACTTGCCAACGTCGCATTCTTTCTGCGATGTCACTCATGCCCCTAGCACCTCATTCACAGTGGCCTCCCCGAAGCCCCACCCCAGCAGGGCCGGTCTCAGCAGGGTGTCAACCACCTCGTCCATCGTGAGGTCATCAGAATCAACCTCAATGATGACCCTGGGGTTCCGGTGCTCAGGCCTAAGCCACTCACTGGTGGCTGTTGGTTCCAATGTGAGTCTCATATGCCAGCCCCCCGGTCCTTCTTGCAGGAACCCGCCTGATCCATCAGATACTCGGTCAGGTGAACCATGTTGACAACATCCTCGACGGTCATAACCACATCCCCGGTAACCCGAGCGTATGCCTCGGGAAACACCTTAGGAACCGCCAGGGTGGTGGCAACCCCGAGAGCAACAGCAACCAGATAGGTAGAGATAGTGTGTGTCATCACAGACCCCATACGCCGCAGGCGTCGATCAGGAAGTACAACCAGACAGCCGACATGACCATCAGCAAACAGAACGGGGTACACTCGGGTAGCTTGGGCATCATCACTTGTTCTCCTCTTTCAGGGCTTCCCAGATGTAGTAGCCCATGTAGATCAACAGGACAATCATCAGACCGGTCAACATTTCAGAACTCCTTACTGAATCACCGGCCAAGACTCGGGGTCGTCACCGAACTTGATTACGAAGCTGGTCCCGTCCCAAGTAATCTCCTCAGTGACATTGGCATACCAACCCTCGTCATCACTACCTGGAAGTTCTACCAGAAGCTCGTTGTTACGATCCGCAACCAGCTTCAAGAACTCCTGTGGGGTCAAGACGACACCAGTAACATAGGTGGTGGTCTTCTTCTGCTTGTTCAGTTTCATGTTAGAACTCCTCTTCAGGTTCAAAGATGGGGCCCTCATCGGGGCTCCCGGTTTCGTACAACCTCCCGGTCTCCCGGTTGTATCTCAGGTAGCAGGCCACCCCGGTGTCACCCGAGTAGCGGTTCTTCAGGACCCTGACAGTTGTGGTGTCCTTGGCCTCGGGGTCCTGCTGGTTGCGCTCCAGGCCAACCACCATGTCACTAAGTTGAGCTATCGCATGGGAGCCACGGAGCTGAGACAAGCTGGTTACCTGCCCCTCTTCGTGGCCCTTGTTGCCCTCGGGTCTCTTAAGGTGTGACACCAGGATCAGGCCCACTCCGGTCTCCTCAACGAGAGACCGAAGCGCGGTCATGGTGTTGTCTATCAGCCGACGCTCATCGCCATCACCCATACCACTGACAACAATACTAATGTGGTCAAGGACGAGCCAACCAGCGTTACAGCCACGCGCAAGATATCGGAGTCGGGCCAGTAGGTTCTGAGACTCAAGAGAACCAAAGTGATCATAGAGGTAAAGATGGTTGCCAGCGGTAACAGCGTCCCAAGCTCTGCGGAACTGCTCATCGGTTAATCCTTCTCGGTTAAGGTGCAGCGGCTTGCTGAGTTCAATACTCATCAGACCCAACACAGTGCGGCGGATGGACTCCTCAAGGGCCACATACCCGACGGTCTCGCCTCTCTTCAGGAGGTGGTGGGCTATCTCCCTACAGACCAGCGACTTGCCAATCCCGGAGCCCGCTGTGAACGTCACCAGCTCGCCCCTGCGGAGCCCATAGGTCTTGTCCTGTAGTCCCTTCCATGGGTACAGGTAGGACTGCACGTTGCGGTCTTCGTTGACGGCCACCCAGGTGTCAGCCGCCGAGACAATCCCATCGGGCCGGAAGGCCTTGGCCCCCCAGATGGCATCTACGACCTCGGGGCCCCGCCCCGCGACCAACATCTCGTTGGCATCCTTGAGGGGCAGGGAGCCGATGTATGCCTTCCCTGGGGGCAACAGGGCGGCACACTCCTGCGCTGCCTTGTGGCCAGGGTCATCGTTGTCGAACAGGAAGATGACCTTCTCGAACCCCATGAGGTAGTCCAGGTTCCTGGCCACCGCCTTGGCGGCACCCTGGGCCCCATTGGGGACACTGACGACTGGCCACTTGTTGCCCTGGATCTGGCTCACACTGAGGGCATCTATCTCACCCTCGGTGACCACCACCATCTTGCCACCGTCCCGCCACAGGGACTGACCGAACAGCTCAAGGTCCTTGGTGTCCCCGACCAGCCTGAACTCCTTGTTGGGGAACCTGAGCTTCTGGGCCACCACCTTGCCCTGCTTGTAGTAGGGAGCGATGTGGGCAGACTTGCCCTGATAGGTACCAACCTTGTACCCCCACTTCGCACAGGTCTGCTCGGTGATGCCCCTCTTGACCAGGGCCTTTACTTCGCCGGTAACTAGGTCGCTGTTCACTGTGGCCTCCTGTTCAATAATCATGGACAGCCCACTCGGGTATTCATGGTAGCCACACCCGAAACAGTGCCCGTGCCCATCACTGTATCTCGCGAGGTTGTCCCGCGAGCCACAGCTAGGGCAGGGCTCATGGCGAAGAAAGGTTGAGTCAGTCATGCCTGCTTAAGGGCCATGTCCATAGCGGAGAGCTGCTTGGCGGTATACGCACCATGGGCCTGCCCGATGTAGTAGTACCGGGCATACTTCTTCCCGGTCACATCGCGGTGCATCTCGGTGTCGATAACGTGGCCACGGCTCCGAAGGTCCTCGACAATGGAAGCCAGCCGGGTCACACCCCACAGCCCGAAGGCCTCCAGGGGACTGAGGCCCTTGTCCTCCTCATCGCGCCACAGGTAGTCCAGCACCAGATCAATCTGTGTCCCGATCTTCTTACTCATCGTCATCCTCCTGCACCTTCTCGAAGCTGTCGTTCTCAAGGGTCACCGGGTCCATCACCAACTCGAACACATCGTCCTTGCAGTCATCATAGAACCAATCGCCACGCACGAACGGCTCATCCATATTCGTGCCGCCCAAGCACACCACCTTGCCCTCGTACACCTTGAGGTTGACATCACCGTCGATGTCGTAGAACAGGGCGCCCACCGGCATATCCCGGAGCTTCATGCTAACGGACTTCTGGGTCTTCACGATCAGTGCCATTGTCGATCTCCTGTTGGGTTGCGTACCACCAGCTCTTAACATCGAAGCACGGGCAGTCCTTGTAGACTCCCGGCAAGTCACGGTGACCGAGAACCTCGGCCCGGTCGAACTTGTCCAGCAGATCCCACAGGAGAGACCTGAGGGAAGCATACTGGTCCTTGGTGAAGTTCTGCTTCGGGTTGCCCTTCTCATCGAGCCCACCGACCAGACAGATCCCGATGCTCTGGCTGTTGTAACCAGCCGCATGGGCGCCGCTGCGGTTGTCAGGTCGGCCCTTCTCCACGATGCCATCCCGCCGGATCACATAGTGGTACCCGATGCCCAGCCAGCCCTTCTCGCGGTGCCATCGGTCAATCTCCTTGGCTCCTATGTCCATGCTTGCCTTGGTTGCCGAACAGTGGACCACCAGGAACCGCACCTGTTCAGGTGTCATAGCTCCACCTCCATCACATGAACGTGCGTGCCCGGCTGTTCACCTGGGTCCGCAAATCGTTTGGTTACAAACAGTGCCACCACTTGGTCGTCGTCATGCCATACCGACTCGGCCTTGGTGATAGCATCCAGGGCCCCCTTGGAGTAGTTATCGACATCTCCACGGGGCCACTTCTTCTTGGTGGTCTTGGGGCGCTCCACAACGTGTTCCAACAAGACCATCACGGGGCCATCAAACTTCTGCCACCCCTTGCTGGGGATGTACTCGGCAGCCTGCTTCATCCACTGCGTGTAGTTCTTCGAGTAGTGGGTCCCCCAGCGGGTAACCCTTGGTCGAGATGCAGGGACGGGGTTGATAGCAATGAGGAAGGGCAGCACTAGGCTGCCCCTGAAGTGCTTCTTCAACCACCGTTTGGCGGTATCAGAAATCTTCATCCTCTCCCCCAGCGTCATCCGTTACACCAGGACTGGGGGTACCCTCACTGTCGTCACCCTCCTCGGCGCCGAAGCCATAGGAGGATGCAGTGCCACCACCCTTGACCAGCTTCAGGATCTGCACAGCGTTCAGCTTCATGCTGATGCCTGCGCTCTTGTTGGTCGCGTTGTAGTAGGGGACAGCCTGGAAGGCGACCTTCACAGTCGAGCCACCCCACACCTCGGTGTCCTCATCCAGGGGCTGACCCTTGGAGTCGAACAGGGCCGGCTTCTGGGACCACTCAGAGCCATCCTTGCGGACCCCTGAGGCCTTCATCTTGAACTTGAACAGGACCGTCCCGTTCTCCTCTTCCTCCACCGTCAGGTCGGCCTTCTTGAGCCCCTTGGTGGGCTTGTTCTTCTCGGTCAGCTCCTTGGTGACCTGGGCATAAGCCTCTTCGAGCTTGGCCTCCAGCTTCTCCAGCAGGGGGGCAGCCTCGGTGGCTGCAACTCGCAAGGAAATCTTGTAGACCCCCTCGGGGTTGAACTTGGTGTCTGGCTTGTTGAGCCACGGGTACACGGCAATGCCGGCGGGAGTGACGATACGGGGAGCGCGCTTCTTGTCTGCCATAAGGGGATTCCTCTGCTAGGGGGATCAATCGTTCCGATGAACCGACTCACTCAAGGAATCGGTCAGGTACTTCCGCTCGATGGACACAACGTCCATGCGCTGGGCAACCATCTCCATGAACAGGTCGTCAGGGATCTCCTGGCCCGCCTCAAGGTGTCCAATCGCGCGACGCTCAAGCCATGTCTTGTAGTCGAGGATCACAGGTGTCTCCCGAGTTCATTGTCGATGTAGTCACGGAGTGCGGCCCGCACGTTCGTAGGGGTCCACTCACCGTTCGCGTACTGGTCGAGGGTCATGCGGTCAGCCGACTCAAGGGTGTCCCTCATGCAGACCTTGAGCGAGTCACAGATGGCCAGGAACAGAATCGCAGCCGCCGCCACCTGGACACCCGGCTCCTCGTTCTGCATCGAGTCCACCATCTTGTAAGCCGTGCGGTACACCATGAACCCGCTGGCGTTGGTCAGTTGATCTCTCACTGCGTTGCTCATCTCTTGGAACTTCTCCTTGTGCCGGCGTATGCGGCGACGGTCGGGGTGGGCATGGCCCTTCCCCAGGATCGCGGGGAGGGGCCGGTGGGGGTGCGTCTTGCGGGGCATCGCGATGCTCCTACTAGAGTGAGGGAAAATAGGAAGGGCCCCCGCAGGGGCCCCCGCCTAGCAACAAATCCCCTACCGGGAATGTTCAGGCAAAGAAGTACTCGCTGGCCGTCACCTGGGACAGGTCCAGGGTGCCCATGGGCGGGACCGGCGGGACCTCGCCGCGCTTCTCCTCGGGGAGCTGGTCGATGATCTGCTGCCGGAACTTCTCCAGTACGTTTCCCGAGTACTGCTCGACAAAGGCGGCTCTCAGCTCGCGGTGCAGGGTGTCCACGTTGCAGGCGTGCGTGGCATAGGAGTCATGGATCATCGCGAAGCTGGTGATCCCGCAGTCCAACAACCGGTTCACCGTGGACACCAAGTGGGAAGCGTCCATCGAGTGAACGTAGTTGGGGCTAATCCCGTTGGTCATGTCCTGGGAGCTGATCTCCTCCAACTCTTCCTCAACCTGAAGTTGCCACCTCTCGGAACCCAACAGTGTGTCAATCCGAACAGACCTGACCTTGGGGTAGTACTGGAGAACCGGTAGCCCACTCGGGGTGGTCCACTTCACAGGCAGTTCCTGTGAGGCAGCCACCTTGGCCACATCCTGGAGCCAATCCATGGCCTTGCGGGCAGCAATCACAACCTCGCCAACCGAGTCGAACAGGACCGACGCAATGTACTTCGCCGCCGGGAACATATGCTTCTTGTCGATGATGGGCTTCCCTTCCATCAGGGCATCTTTCAGGACCCCCAGAATCTGGTCGCCCATCCCGTAACGGGTAACCCCATAGGGCATCGTCATCACGGGCCGCTTGGCGATCTTGCGGGACACCTTGCCAACCCACAGGGCCGCCTTCTCGCTGCCCTGGCGGGCCTCACTGTCAACCCGAGCCTGGGCCACCTGGGCCACCCGAGTGTAGATGTCGGCTGGCTTGCTAGAGGGCACCAAGTTGGTGTGCTTGCCGCCCTCTTCATCCAGCAACATCGCGCTCAGGTTCTGTAAGCCGTTGCAGGTCCCGTCCATGCCGATGGCGAGGTGTGACACATACCCATCCCCGGCCACCTTGTAGCCGGCCCACTCGAAGCAAGCGGCCAGGGCCTGCCATGGGTCCTCGGCGGTAGCCCAGAAGCGGGCCCCGTCCAGGGGGTCCATGGCCGAGTCCAGGATCTCCTGCTCATGGTCCAGGACCCACTGCACACGGTCGTCAAAGGACACCTTGTCCACCCCGTAGCAGTTCGCGATGTGAACCGCGAGCCAGTATGCCCCGTTCTCTCCAAGGGGCTGGCCCTCGGCGAACCGCAGGAGCCCACGGCACTGGTCGTCACCCTGGGGGTTCAGGTAGTTGGGCATCGGGTAGATCCGGCCACGCCAGTCCAGGGTGTGCGGGAAGTGGATGCGCTTGTACTGGGCGAACATCTCTGCCACCCGGATGGTCCTGCGTGCCGCCTCACGCTTCGCGGGACGGGCCCGGTTGACTTCGCGAACCCGTCCGGCCTCCTGGGCCCATGCCTTCTTGGCCTTCTCGTTGGTGTCGATGTCCGCAGGCTTTGCGGGCAGCGGCATATCTTCGGCAGGGGGAAGGCCAGCGAAGTCAGTACCGGCCTTCCACATCTCCTCCATGACCCCAAGGACCTGTTTGTTGATCTCCCATGGGGTGTCCTGGACCGCGTTGACGGCCCGGTAGATGGGCTGCATCTGCTCGATGAACTCAGGGCTGGCCAGCTCCTCCAGGTAGGCTTCCATCCGGGTCTTGATCAGCGGCTTGCGGTGGACCCCGGAGGCCGCGAAGTATCCGCCATCATAGGGGGTCGTCCACGGGACCGGTGGGACCACCATGGGCTTGTACACAGGGGACAGCAGGGCAGCATGGGCGTGGGCGCCCTCAAGCCATTCATTGGTCCGCTCGGTCGGGACAACGAACCAGGGGGTGTCGTTGACGCCCACGGTCTGCTTCTCGAACCGGATGGCCCCAGTGACATCGCGGAACAGGGTGAACAGGGTCCGCCCCAGGTGCAGCCGGTCGGACACACTCCACCGCTCCTTGTCGATGGCTGCCGACTTCATCACCTTCGACACCGTAGCCCACTTGACCTCCTGGGAGCGGGCCTTGGGCAGTCTGCGGTGCAGCTCGCGGTGCAAGAACGGCTCGGCCTCCTTGAGCTTGCTGTCATTGACCTCATCCCGGATATACCCAGCCAGCCGCAGGGCCAGGGTGGGTAGCTGTTCACGCGAACACAGTGCGTCGAGGGCCACCTTCGCAGTCAGGAAGGCCACCTTCTCGGGCTCGATCAGGGACAAGTAGGCAGACGCAACCCGGCCACGCCCGGCCTTGCCGTTGTACGCGAGGTCCCGCTCGGCCTCAATGGCCTTGACCAGGGGGGCCAGGGACTTCCGCAGCATCTTCCGCCCGGTGACCGTGGCCGTCAGCCCCTGCTCGATCAGGGTGGCCTGATAGCGGTCGATGCCATCCTCAATCGCCAGGGACTCCAGGCCCAGCTCAACTTCGTACAGGTTCACTTCGGCCTCCTGAGGCATCCCTTTGGGGGACCCCTGGGGGATGGACTGGTTGTTGTCACTCATGGGAAAGCTCCTGTAAGGGGACTCTCTGGGCAAACTCAGGGGACCTGTTGGTCCTACTAGAGTGAGGGAAAATAGGTCACACTCGGTGATCTTGTTTGTCAGGACCCTGGGGTAACCCCTGGTCCCACCTAAGAAAACCTCGCCGGGGAGGCGACATTTTGAGTCTGATGCGTCTACCAATTTCGCCACCCCGGCTTCGTTCATCTCGTTGATCTGGCTTACCTTGCAGCGTTTAAGGAATCCCCCAGGGCCCCCCCTTGCCTTGGTAGCTCCCCGAAGGGAGCCCCTGGGCGAGGGGCCCCAGGTGAGTCCCTAAGCGGCCCGCTGGTCGTTGAGGTAGGTGGTGCCCATGTCGGGCAGCTCCCCCCGGTCAGCCTCATGCTGGGCCTCGGGGACCACTTCGATCAAGTCCCCAGGGACCCCGTGGCTCATCGCGGCCTTCCATGCGGCCTCGGGGGTCTTGCGCCGGGCCACCGCCATGCGGGAGTCTCGGAAGCGTGCGATGTGCATGGTCATGTGCGTTCTCCCTCGTTTGGGTTGGTCCCTGGGAACCCTTGGGGGAACCCTGGGGATGGGTCTGTGAGCCCCTAGCAGGTGTGTCAGGGGATCAAGCGGAGCTGCCCGTGGCGCTCCAGGAGGGCAGGCAACAGCCGGCCCAGGCCCCACTCGCGAACGTCATCGCCATCCTCGAAGCCGGCCCCCAGGATCATGTCGAGGGCCTCGGCGAGGGGCCGGGGCAGGACCGGGACCATGGTGATGCCCATGGAGCCGTAGCCGTGACTGAACTGAGGCACTCCCGAGCGGTCCAGGTAGTGGATCGCCCAGTGGGGCTCATAGGGCTCGGGCTGAGGGGAGACCCCGGCATACATCGCGGGGTCCTCAGGATCAAGCCGGTAGCACATCATCCCGTCAGGGTGCGAGGTGTCACCCTCGGACTCCCACTCGGCAACCCAGCCGGGCCCACAGTAGGGGTCCTGCTCACGGTTCAGGCCAATGAGGGTCCAATCCTGGTTGGCGTAGGTGATGGTCAGTGACATGGTCTTGTCTCCTTCGTTCTCGTTTGGGTTGGTCCCTGGGAACCCTTGGGGGAACCCTGGGGATGGGTCTGTGAGCCCCTAGCAGGCTCCCTGAGCCCCCGGTACGGGGAACCCTGCGATACCCTACAGGGTCCCCCTTCGGGGAGGCTCAGAGCGGCTGCCAGGGCCTCAGTTGGCAGCCTCCCGGTCAGCCTGCCGCTCGGCTGCCCAGGCTGATTCGTTGCAGCGTCGGACTTCCCGAGCGCACTGCTCAAGGGTCCAGCCCTTGGGGAACCGCGAGAGAACCATGGCCTTGCCGTACCACAGGCGCATCAGGTACCTGCCGGTGCCCTCAGTGGTCCCGGCGAACCCATCGAACCCCAGGAAGAACTCACCAACTCGCCTGGGGCTCAGGTCGCCCAGCTTCTGGAACTCAAGGTGCGTCGTCATGTCTGTCACTCCTCGATCAGCTCGGAGACGATGAACTCGGCCCCCTCATGGATAGCACAGGCCCGACACAGGTAGGCACGGAAGGGCCCCCCATCGAGGTCCGCGAACAGCCGGCCCGAGTCGGAGCGGACGGTGCTCCCACACTTGCAACACACAACTGTAAAAACAGGGTGGGAGGGATAGACCTGGACGATGTTGGACATATGAGTGCTCCTTCGTTTCGTTTGGGTTGACCCTGGGGGAGCCCCTGCGGGACTCCCCAGGCGATGGTTAGCTAGAAGTTGGAACCCCACTCGCATCCAAGCTTGGTGGCCCAGTGCTTCGCGTGGTCACACGCTGCCATCTTCGCCGTCTGGTGCTCCATCGCATCGTCGTAGCAGTACTCCCGCGAGGGCATATCACCATCGTCGTCGTACACCATGATGATGCCGTACCCGTCGTCATCTACGAAGATGTAGTTGGCTTGCGTTGACATCTGAGTTCTCCTGTTATCACAGTTTGTTGATGCGAACGATGATGGTGGGACCCTTGCGAACCACCGTGTAGTCCTTGCCGAGAGCCTGCTTGATCTCCTCAACGTAGGTGGAGACCTTGCGATTCTCCTGCCAGCCCTTAGAGGTGATCCTGCCGGTACCCGAGCGGTCACCCTCATAGGTCTGGAAGAGCGCCACCTGGGCCATCTTGCGGAGGCCCGAGCAAGCGGAGCGGATCACCTGAGCGCGGGCCCCTGCGTTGTTGATGACGTTCAGGACGTTAGCACACAGGACCACATCCGCATCGCCCTGCACCAGGGTCGCGATGGCGTCATGGTTGGCGCTGGGGGACCTGTGGTAAGGGTCATACCCGCGCCACCAGCAACCCTTCTCCTGGCAGTACAGCATCCCGTGGTCGAAGCCACCGCAGCCGTAATCCACAACGATGACGCCGGGATTCAGGTACCCGTAGGAGTACGCCCACTTGTGGAGCGCGGGGACCTGCGGGATGGAGGTCTTGGCCGAGCTGATGGTCTGTGCGTTCATGGTTCTGGCTCCTTTGCGAGTGTGCGTTGGTTGCATGAAGGGAGGGTGTCCCCTCAAGGGCTCCTCGGGGAGCCCTTGCGGCGAGCCCTCAGCCGGCCGTTGCGAATGCCCAGTCGTCAGCCCGCAAGGAACCCCAGGTCGCGCGGTCGGGGTCCTTGCGGCCCGACTCATCGGCGGGGTCGTCATTGGTGCCGATGGTCCAATCCTGGGGCGCCCATGCGTCGGCCAGATCGACGGCAGTGGTGTGGTGCGTTGTGCGAGCGTTCATGGTTCTGACTCCTTGCGTGAGTGTGAGTGTGAGTGTGTGTCCTGTAGGGGAGCCCTTGCGGGATGGGCTTGGGCTCCCCTTGCGGGATTCTCAATGCTGCTTCAGGTGTACGTTGACCGGCCCCGAAGCCTTGAAGCAGCCGGCCTTGCACACGTTGCAGTGACCCTTCAGGTGGGCGTGGGTCTTCGGGCATTTGAACATCCGGCGACCATTCGCGGGGTTGTGGGTCATTGCGTCGTCACCGAAGAACATGATGCTAGCGGCGTCCAGGGAGGCCCACTCCTCGACCGAGTTGGAAGGGTCAAGGCTCGCGAGGACCCTTAGGTTCGAGAACCGAGCAGCAAGGTCCTGCACGCGAGCCCATATCAGAGCATTGCGCCATGCCCGAGTGGGTACCCAGAAGATGCGCTCGGGCATTGCGACCAGCAGGGCCTCAACCCTTGCGATGTCCCCATGGTCCGAGAAGGCCTCACCTCTGGACATCAAGCGGACACGACCATGGGCGGCCTTGCGGGACCTGGACAGCTTGCGGGCTAGCCCGTGGGCGTCGTTATGGGCCCACGCGGCCTCGTTCTTCACATCCTTACCGGTCATTCCCTTGCGGTATGCGTTGTACAGCTTGACGTTGAAGCAATGGGCGTCGCAGTAGCTGGTGCGGTGGT